GTTTTTAATATGTCATAGTCAATTTCATCTACTCTGAAAAATAAAATTCTTGTTGCTGCTTCGACACCAAAAACATTGTAAAGTAGTATTAAATGATTCAGAATCAATCTCTCTTTTAATACTTTTGTAATCTTATATCTTCTAAAGAGCCTTTTTAAATACTTGGTCCTCTTTAAATCTCCTTCAAATTCACTCATGATACAGTGAGGTGAATTGTACGCTTTCATTGCGTATAGTATAAAATTATCTTCGTTCAAATCCTCAAACATTATTAAAAAACCGCTCCCGAAGGAGCGGTCCTATATTATATTAAAGTAGAGTTATACGTGCATTTGAAGAGGTGTAAACTGTGTTGGAATTTGCCAAGTTGTTGCTTGCAGTAACTTGTACGCGATAGTAATAAAGATTTGCATCTTTGTTTGTTGCATACACTGTTAGCGAACCTGTTGTGTTTCCAACATATGTTGTATTTGCTGTTACACCATTTGCTGCTGTTGCATATGTTGTACCATCTGTCGAATATTGCCACAGATATGCAAGAGAAGCATTTGGAGGAACAACATCTGTTGTAACAGTGAACGATCCATTATTTCCTGCGCCTGCAACATATTGAACTGCTGTTGGCGAAGTTAGGAAGGTCAGAGTTGTATCAACAAGAGTTGCATCTTCTGTTGCAGAGGTATCATTTTGAACTTCTGCAACACAAGCCAGAACTTCCCATGTTACACGCCCTGCGCGCCCACCACTTCCCGTTGTTTTGAGTACCCAGCCGGTTGCTGGGATAGAACTATCGGCGGCTTGAACTTCAAACTTGTCAGCCATGAAAAGGCCAACAGTTTCATTTGTTACATAAACATCGGATGTAGTATTTCCGTAAAGTAACGCAACGTTTGCCGCTGTAGGAGCGGCAGCGGCTTTATTGACACCTGTAGATACTGTGCTTACAGCCCAGTATGGTGCATTTGCTGCATTATCGTAATTTCCCCATGAGGACATTTTTAACTCCTTAAAAGAATCTATTTACTATTTATTATTAATTGGGTCTACCATTCGGGCTGTTCAATTTGGTCTTGAGTACAGGGTCGATTTCAACCGTATCTCTTTCTTGACCAGTCATAGTTTTACCACCTTTAATGATAATTTTTGCATCAGCTTCTTTTGAACCACCTTTTTCTGATTTTTCCCAATCGTACAGTGTTTCTTTGATGCCTTTTTTCCTGTAAATAGCTTTTATAATTCTGGCGGATTTAGATTTCTCTTTAGCCATTCTAGATTCCATAGCTTTTACAGAATTTGTTGCGGACATTGGTGAGTCTTCTATACCATAAATGCCCTCATTTATTTTCTTTTTTAATTTATCACCATGCTTTTGCATTAATCTTCTTTTGAGTTTATCAAGATTTGAAACCCTCTTAAATGATCCGTCTGGCTGCTTTTCAAAAGTACCTGATTTACGTGGATCATTTGATGTTCTTTGTTCTTCTATTTCAACTTCTTCTTTTGTTGCTTTCCAACCGCCACCCTTTGATTTATACCATTTGGATGCCCAGCCGTTTGCATAAGCGGATGGATAAACATCGAACTTCGAACGTGCTAGTGATTTTGCTCTAGCCCAAAGTTTAGGATTTGTTGGTGAATTCTTTTCATCAATCATTTCAACTTCTTCATTTTTTGGTACACAATTCGGTACCATTTTATTACCTTTTTTCTTCATTCCAACTTGTTTGTGTGTATCCCAGCAAGCTTCATTTGTTTCTTCTTCGGAAATTTTACCTTTACCAAAGTTTGAAACATTAACTGGTTTACCACCTTTACCTGCTCTATCAGCAACAGGATCATGTTTACGTTTTGCTGCTACTGCTGAAGCTCTTTCTTTTTTTGACAGCTTTGCTCTTTTTTCATTAGACATACATTTAGGCTTTGGTTCACCTGGCTCACGGGCGCATGGACCGATAGCTTCACCCTTACTATTGATTCTTTTCCAGCCACCTTCTGGATGTTTTGGATTAAACCACTTTCTTAAATCTTCTTTCGTAATATGTGAATCTAAATCCTGTGTATCAGATTGCTTTTTAAGTTCATCAATCTGTTCAACGTCCTCATTTGTAACTTCTTTAAATTGACCAGGTTTAAGTGTATAGTTTCGGACTTGATGTTTTTTAGGCCCCATTTCAAATTGAGCATTTACACGACCATCTTCGTGGCGGTCAAACACTCTACCAATTTTACCATGCATTTCGTGCCCAGGAGAATGAATACGAACTTTCGATCCATCAAACGCTTCTTGAATTTCAACTTCTTCTTTGATGCTGACTATTGAATCATAGTCATGCATTGTCAAAGTGTCTTTTCTCATATTGATAAGATTTTCTACAACTTTGTGGAGATCCATATCTGTCTTTGCATCTTCACGAGCATATTCAAGAACACGAATCAGCAATGGAATGTCCATTGTCACAGTATCTTTTGCATCTACGGCTTCTTTTACAGGTTTCTTTTCTTCATTCCAATCCTCACCGCGTTCACCCATACCGGATGCTTCGACTCTTCTGTGCTTAAAAGTTTTATATTCACTTGATTTTGAATATTTGTTTTTCTGATTTCCGTCCATCGATCTAGGATCTAATCCCTTTGCTTTGATGAATGACATAAGTAAACCTGTGCCGGCTTCATCGATTTGTTCAACACTTTCACCTACATCTGTAAATTTAGCATGATCTCTTGAGAACTTCTTAAATTTATCTGTTCTTGCTAGATTGAGTCTGTCGGCAAGTGGTATAGTTTTTGGATCACGACCCATAGCTTTGATATATTTCCAAAGGACTTGAGTGTTGACTTCATCCAATGGAGCATGTTTTTTAGACCATGGCTCCATCGGATCGGTATCACCGTTTGCTAATTTACCCATAACAGATTCTTTTTTAGATTTTTTAATTGCTTCTAAAAATATCTGTTTTTTGCGTTCACTCATAGAAACACCTTTTGTTTTGATTTTACTTCATCCTTCATAATGAACAGTTGCACCTTTAATCTTTTTTGCCACATTATTAGCATGACTGAATGATCCGAAGGTCTTCCACTTTTTACCGTTGATATGAACAGAATGTGGCACTTCTATTTTATTGCCGTAAACATCTGTGCGTCCATAACTACGGCTTGATCGACGCGCTGGTCGGTCTTCATGCCCAAGCTCCTTTCGAAATTCTGCTCCTTTAACCGCTCTTTTTAAACCAGCACCTAAGAATTTGTCTTCGGATTCATTTACTTTTTTTTTTCGTGAACTTCCTCTGACTTCATGGCTTGCTTGGTGGCCGTTGCATACATCACATTTTTTGCTCTTTCTCCGTAACGAGATTTGAACCCAGCAAGACTCTTTTTCATACCCTTTACGATACGCTCTTTTTCTGCTGCTTCTGGCTTTGTCATTTTACGTTCATCAACCTGTTCCACTTCTTCTTTGACATTATCAGGAACATCCATCATAACTTTCTTTGAAAGGAAAGGATTAGAGGAGGATTTTTCTCTACCCTTCAATGTATCTGTGGTGGTTTTATTTGGATCAGTTTCTTCTTTTTGTGGTGCGCTTTGTGCTTTACCTTTAACCAATTTACCTTTAGCTTGACGAGCTAGAAACTTGGCTGCACGTTCATCGTGCCCAGGCATTAAACTTGTCATTGATACATGACCCTCAGGAGCTTTGCGCTCATTTTCAGGGTTATCGTAACCTTTGCCCTTGACTCTTGCTTCATTAACTTGTTCTGCTTCTTCTTTCTTCAAAGCACCACGAGCTTCAGCAGATTTAAGCATTGCAATCCGATCACGATAACCGGCTACTCCTGGCTTAATATCTTTTGAAGCCTTTTTCTCCCCTGCTGTTGGCTTGGTGATATGCTTCATTGTAGTTTTAGCTTGATGACTTGCTTCATCAACCTGTTCGGATTCTTTTTTCATACCCTTCTTCTGCCCACGGAGAATTGCAAAATCTTGTGCATCGATTTTGTTATTCTTATTCTTATCGATCTTATGCTGATTACCTTTTAATTCTTCCATTTTAGCCTTTGTGTCGGCCTCAAGGATATTTTTAACCAGGTTCGCAATAGAATCCATTTTGGCAAATTTATTATTTGTGAACATCTTTTTCTCCGTTTAGCAGTTCCACTTTCTAAGTGATTTATTAATTCTTGAATTAGGATCTCTTGCCGTTTTAGCAGAAGTCAATCTTTTCTTCATCCCCGTCATTCTAGAACAAAATGATTTACGTCTGTTCCATGCTTTAGAACCTTTTTTAAGCTTTGATGGTTTAGTTGTAACTGCCATCGAAAGCTTTGAACCTGGGTTTTCTCTTCGATATGAAGCAATACCTTTTCTATTCAACCCACCAGATTGGGACTTACCTTCCTTCCTTTGCCAAGCAGGTGTGGCTTCATTTATTACTTCTTCGCTGATAAACTGTTTGAAACTTTTCATTTTTTCTTCTTTTTTATTATAGGATTTGTTTCAATCTTATTTAAAGTTTCTAAAGGTTCTTTATTAGTTGGCCCGTGGGCTGTACCAGTGACACCCATATCTATGCCAGGAGAATCAATTGCTTCTTTTCTAAATTTATTAAAAGATTTTTGCTTTACCTCTGCGGCACTGGTATATTTATCTTCTTTTTGTTCTCTATATGTTACCATTCCAAGCCCAGACATTGGATATACGGTACCTGAACCTCGTGTATCATACTCGGGTGATATACCCGAAACTTTCATTACTTTCCCTGCTTCTGAGTTGTTTGCCTTTTGTTTCTTGGCTTTGATTTTGTCTGCGTCTTGTTGGAACTTCGTTTCTTTGGCTTCTGGGGCTCTTGTAACTGTAGGAGAGGTTGGCTGACTTCCTTCGTGATAGGTTCTGAAGGTGTACTTGGTGTTTGACGCGATATCTCCGTCACGGACATCATCGATTCTTCCTGCTTTGGCTGTGAGTTGGCAAGAGGGGCAGATGTTGTCAAGAATGCGTTGACCTTTCTTTCTTGGGAATCCACTAAAGAGTCTAGAGGGTGCCTTTGAGGTTCCACAGGTGCACTTTTCTGCTTCGGCATTAAAAGTCTTGCTATTTGTTTTATTTTTTGAAACATAATTTTCTCCCATATTATTTTTTAAGAAAGCTTGTTCGAATAAACTGTTCATGTTGATTTTTTTATTTCTCATCAACCATTTATTCGAAATATCATTTTCGACTGGAATATCAAAAAACCAATTTGTCAGTTCGTTTACTAGAGTAATATCCTCTTCTTTTTTAACCAATTCAATTTCAGTGCATTCTTTTAAATCAATTGAATTGTCAAATTCGATGAACTTTGTAAAAATATTTTTGAATTTTCCGGCAATAATCTGAGTTAATTCCCAACGCTCTTGACGAACAGACTCTAACATCATTCGCGTCAAGCTCATATTTCTTTTTTTCGAAGACTCATTTGTGGTATTAACAAATACCATCATTGTTTCATAACCTAATTCTTCTAATTCATTCTTTATCTCTACAATTTTAAATTCTTCGTTTGTTGTTCCATTTATAATTAACGGTCTACGTTTACGTATTGCTTCTCTGCGAATATCACTGGTTTGTTCATATAATTTGTGTTTATCATTCAATATTGAGATGGCTAAAGTGGCGTTTAATTCGACTGCATTTTGCTGTGATATGCATTCACGAATGATAATATCTTTACCAGAACCTGGACCTCCTGTCACAAATATAGCTTTAAACAAGCCATGATTTACATCTTCATGTATACCCATTCCACCTCTAACATCTTTAAATAGTTCTCTCGCATGTTTTTCTGGTAAATGTGCAGGTACACCTTGTTTAAAGGATGCAAAGTCATTGTTTTTAGCATGCTCTCTCATTTTAGAAGCAGACATACCTTCAATACCCTCTGCATCAGGATCTCTTTCTCCGGCAGACTTAACTTCTATTTTTTTGAAGTTGTAAAGTTTGCCATTATACTGATGAAGTTTTTCATGGTATTCATCAACACGGTCTGAACCTCCGACCATGATTAAATGATCATGACCCATTTGATTCAATCTAGCGGCATGCTGTAAGAAAGTCGGAAACTCTTTACTTGAAGATGTTATGTTTGCTCCAGGAAAAAATCTTTTTGCATGTACCAGTTTTCTGTTGACAGGTAAGGGATTCTTTTTTGAGTCCGTTGAATGTGATAAGATTATGTGATGCGGCGCATTGTAATCCCGAGCAATATCTCGTACTCTATTTACTAATTTTTCATGCCCGATTGTTGGTGGATTCATGCGCCCGAAAGCCATTACAACTGGCTTTTCAGTTCTGTTATCGTCTTCCACTTTTTCTAGGAAAGTTTTCATATGTTTCTTATTCCCTCAAAATTCCTTTTGGAGAATTCTTGTCTGTTTACAAATTTATCGGTGTCGTTTTTATGGTGAAACACATATCCTTCAGGATTAGCATTCTCGCCTGCATGTTGGTGTTGAAATTGTTGATGCTGATTCATAACATTAATAAGAACATTTTTTGCTTTTTGTAGGTGCCCATGAATTTTAAATAAATTATTATAATGTTTTTTGTTTGATTCTATCTTTGAAAGCTCTTTTCCTAATTCTTCTGACTTTGCTTTTTTATTTTTTTCAACTTTTAGCTTATCAATTTCTTTATTTTTCTTTGTTTCTAGCCAATTTTTGAAGTTCTGATGATTCGGTGTTTCACCACTCCTTACAGTATGATTTATGTAGGACTCAAGATGCCCACCTATACCATGGTGTGTGCTGGTTCCAGCATACATGTCATCACCGTGAGTGTTATGTACGGCTTCTGCGGCTGCTATATGTTTATTGAACTCTGCTCTTTCTTTTGGACCAAAATGTACCTTTGAGGTGTCCATCTGAGGATTTACAGTAAAAACATCAGAATGTTCTTTAAAATTTTCATGGTCAACTTTATGCGAGGCGTTTAAACTACCAGAATCTTTTCCTTCATATTTTATATGAGTTACGACACCAATCTTTGCTCTTTTAGCTTTTTTACCTAAATCACCATGTGCAGTATAGGTTAAACCTGATGGATTAGGATTAAAAGACACACCACCTGTTTTGGAAGTTTTTTTGTCTTCAGGTGAAAACATCATATCACCTTGATACACTCCTGTTTCTGGAGTTGTTTTTGGTAAATGCCTCAAAGCGTGTTTTAATTTTTCAACAAGCCCAGGTGCATGCCCGTGATTTTTTTCTATGTCGTTTTCGGTATAATTAATCTTAGGTGTTTTATTGAAAGCTGACTTGGATGCAACAAAAAACTTACCACTGTCTGGGTGATGCCCATAAACGATTGAAGGAGAACCATCATATTTTGTTGTCAATTCTGAGCTTTTTTTACCTGAAGCAATGTGATCAGCAGCAGCTTTTAGAACGGATAGAGAGCGCAAAGCACCTTTCTCTCCTGTTTGGAGAGGTCTGTCTTCAACATGTGTTAAGTGTTTTATTTGGCGGCTTGCGCCTTCTTCTGGATCTTGTTGTTCCAGTAAGAATTTTGAAAACGAAATCATTATACCTCGATTTTAGTACACTGCGACTATTTGGTATTTAGTAACCCCAGATTTTAATATCCACCCATTTGTCCATATCTGATCTGATAAGTGAATGCCTTCCTATATTAAACTTACCGTCTTGAAATGGGTGATTAATGTCAATCCTTTCTACAGGAATATTAAACAACTTCAATTGTGCTTCCAACATAGAGTGCCCACAAAGTGGAACACCTCTATCATAGTGATATCTCAGGAAAAGATAAGTGCTGGAGTATATGTTCATTGTATCTGGATCAGCTATTGCAAATTGATCGTTTAACAGAGGATTTGGACCGTCTCCATCTTTTGAAACATAAATTTTACCTTTTTCTAATTTTGTGAAATCTATAACAGAATTCAAGGCCAAATCAAATCTACTTCGAATTACGAAATCATATTTTTTACTCAAAGTAGCTTCGGTGACAACCCTAAAATGGTCAGCCTTTTGTATCGAGTAAAACATCGAGGTACAGAAATTTGCTGGATGTGACGAATTAGTGACTAACATATCACTATTGATGTTGGTATTCAAAGGCTTGTCAAACAATAACAGCAATGGAGAATAAATTGCGTTTATTTCTTCATATATTTTTAGTTGATTTAATTGATTTGAACTTTTCCAAGAGTGTGCAAAAACATCAACACTGAAATGATCTAAAAGATTCTTTTTAACATATTGATACGCATCAAAATAACTTCTTGGTTGACCCGACAGGCAAAGAGCTAGTTTCGGAAATGAATTTTTCGACATAATCTGTGCAAACTCCAAAAATATTTAAACTTTTTACATAATCCCAATATTCTTGATTTATTTCAGGTAATACAGCAATAGATTTCCTTGTTAAATGCTTACCGGGATATGTCCATATGAGATTACCTGAAGTTAATGTAAAATCGTCATTTTGATGCCAGAAGTATTCATAATGGATAGGTAAGTCATTAAGTTTATACAATGCATCCAGATTTTTGCAGTGTATCCAAAGACCTTGTTTACCTAAGAAACTAACAGGTACTTCGTATTGAGGTTCATCGTGGCCAAGGAACCACTTATCATAAATTGCCCATACATCTATTTCGCAATCAAAACCTTTGTTCAAAACTTTTTTTATTTGTTCCGGATCATTTTCGAGAGTCTTATCGGGCCCATTTATTAGACCTCTATGTGCTATGTATCTCATTTCAAATACATCTCCTTTCGTTTATATTCACCGAGAGGTGTATGCATAATAGTTTTATCAATCATGAATTCTTCCCATGGAAAACCCAATCTTTTTATAAAATGTTCCGATACAACATGTGGGCAAAGTAGTCCTGTTTCTCTATAAATCTGAGGAAGATGATGTAACAATTTAGAAAAAAGACTTATTGTGAAAAAATTGCCCACTTGAATCATGTCTGAGGTACCCTGCCCCATATGATTTCTATATCCTAATGTATAAAATTTATTTGGGTCGAATTGAGGAAGAGGTTCATTAAAAATCAAATCTGGGCGCATTCTTATAACAAGATCATAGGTTTTACCTGTTAGAAACATATAATCTTCTAACATTAAAATTCCTCGCCCCAATTTAAACAACATTGATATGATGTTTTTAGGAACATGGTAGAAGTTTGAATATTGCTTTGATCTTTCTTCGAATGAAGTTTGATATTTTTCATATGAGTCAAATCTCATTGCAATCGGCCTGTAAATATTTCTTAGATCGTCAAAGTTTACTTTTGGGGCATCTTTAACTATTCCATGTTGACTATGTGGATCCCAATACGCCTCATCTTCCCATGTCTCAATAAAAATATCTGGATCATACCTCTCAACAAGACGTTGTTTGAAATTTGGATAAACTTGTTTCCAACACCTCATATGCCCGGTAAGTACAATAGCAACTTTCATTTTTCACCTTTCTAACCTGTATTGGAATTCAGCCGATTTTACGTTTATAGAATTTTTAACCATGTGATAACTTAGTATTGTTTCGAAATGAAAACATTTTGAATCTTCTCTTATATATTGAGAGAGTTTGTTATAAAGATCGAAATAAACTTTCATAGATTTCATACTTCCAATTGCATACTGGTCATTAATTTCCGGACAAAAATCACGATATTCAGAAAATCTCATACTATCAGGTATGTAAATGGCCTCATTTAAATTAAATTTATTTAAATCAATTTTATATTCTGTGTTTCCATCCAATCTATATCTTATCACACAATCATATTCTTCGTCAATCAAACAGAAAGCTTTATGAAGAGAATAATGCTGCATATACAATCTTTCCGTATAATGCTTATCTGAAGGAACAGAACCACTTGCTCTTGAAAATGAATTGATATCTTCTGGTACTATTTCTTCATATTTTGGCATATCGCATTGAATAAATTTTTTTAACAAGCAATTTTTAGGCAGATTTTTTACAATTAATTTTTCAATATTATCTTCAGTTATTTCTTTTTCGTCATTGTCAAATTTTTTGGCTTTACCATAATCTTTCCATAGATACATGTAAAGGTATAGTTCATTGTCACTTGATAATGATGTAAAATTTGTTGTCCATGCACCTCTGAATCTTGGTTGACCGCCAGTAACCATCGCTATTTTCATTTTCTTTTTGCTATCCAGAATCTTCTTCTACCCATGTCATTATTGGGATCCAAATTTTCTTTTTCAGATGATCCTGATACTTTCCAATCATAAATGTGCATTGTTGAATTTAAATCTTCATCATCATACCTAACAAACGAAAAATTGTTTTCTTCTAAAACATGTTCTATGTGGTTTGCAGAAACTCTTTTAACTCTTCTAGTTTCTGTTATCGATTGGTCGTAACCATTTCTATCGGTAAATTCATATTCGAAGAGGGGCTTATCCGAATCTGCTACTTCCGTTTCTAAAACCAAAATGTCAGTATGATTCAGTGAACAAATTAAATCTTGTTTCCAATTATAAAGGTGATAAAGTAATCCAAAATTTATCACAATATCAAATTTTTTGTTTAGGTTCCAGTTTTCTTCATGATTTAATTGATGTATTTCACTATTTGGATTTTTTGACCGAATTATAGGTAGATATTCTTTTCTGCCTTCTGTGAATGTAATACTACAATTATGTGTAGTTCTAAAATAATTTCCTATATCACCTAGCCCACATGCTACTTCCAAAATAGATTTATTTTTGATAAAATCAACAGACAAAAGATTTTCTATTTTTTTTATTCTCTTTTCCCTCCAATCATTATAATGATTTTGAAATAATGATTCTAACATATTACATTCTCTCTATAGGTTATTCTTTGTAGTTATCCAAAAAATAATTTAAATCTTCTGGTGTTCCAATTCCCCACATACGTTCGATATTTTTTATACGTATTTTTTTGTTATCCTGAATTGCTTCATTGAAAACTGGGCAAACATAAAATTCATTATTGACACGAATATTTTTTTGAATCATTTGTTCAGCATATTTAACATAATCGGATCCTTGTTTCCAATAATAAATGCCAACTGTTGCAAGATTACTAATAGGGCGTTTCTCTGCAACTTCACAAACAAATCCATCTTCACCAAGTTTTGCATATGACCATTTGGGATGTGTTGCTTCGAATGTGACGATTCCGCCATCGATTGAATCAGCAGTGAATGCATATAAACATTCATTCGAATTCCACTCGACGAATTGATCTGAATTGGCCATTACTAAAGGAGAATCATTGTCAATAAATTCTTTTGCGAGTAAAGTTGTACATGCTGCACCTTCAGTGAGCCCATCAACCTGTACAATCTTGCAGTCAGGTGCAATGACATTAAGCAGATATTTTAAATTATATTTTTCATAATGTTCTTTTTGTACAATAAAAATATAGTTTGCTTCAATGTTTAAGTTCTCAACAACTACTTGAATCATTGGCTTTCCACGAACTTCAATTAGAGGTTTTGGAAAAGTATAACCAACAGATGCAAACCTTGAGCCAGCACCCGCCATTGGAATCAGAACATTAAGCCTACTGTCCCTCCAAGGTAATGATTTTTTACTTTTTCCTTCAATCGTTTGAATCATATCAGTCAACCTTTTTAAAAATCTATCAGAATTTACTTCATGTGAATTTTCAACTGGTAATAAATGCGCTCCTGAATCCATGGCGCCTTGTCTTCCGATGTGGCTATCTTCTACTATAATAGTGTTTTTTGGAAGAGCGTTCAAAGCCGTCATGCATTTCCAGTACATTTCTGGATATGGTTTTGTCCTTGAAACATCTTCGTTACTAACGTAATAGTCTACTGAATCTAGTACGCCAATACTTAGTAATGACAATTTTACTGTTTCACGAATTGAATTTGATGCAACGGCAATTTTATATCCTCTTTTTTTAATATCCGAAAACAATGCAGATAAAAAATAATTAGGCATAAAACCACGAACTAAATTAAATGTTGCTTCTTGTTTATCAGCCCAAACCTTATCGTATGAAGATGTGGGTAGACCTTTTCTTTCAGTCAACATTTTAAGTTTTTTTGTTGTGTTTAACCCATCGTAAATGCTTAGATGTTCATCTCTAGAAATCACATATTTCGGATCAATCTTTTCAAGAGCTTTGTTCAATGCATCATAATGTAATTCTCTAGAATCAATTAACACACCATCGAGATCAAATATGACTAACTTATTCATGTTTGTTAAATCTCCTCAAAATCGAACGAACTTGCTCAATATCCTGATCTAGAGGCATTTTATGAAGTTCATATTTTTCGGGATTTCTGAAGTAGGACATGAGCAAAAGCCCCTGATCATCATCGACCAAGTTGTTTTCAAAAAGAACGTTTAAAGATTTTTCCATGTGTGTTTTGAGCATGCACCATTGTTCTTTTTCTCCTACAAAAACTCCACCAATAATATAAACAAGGTTATTCAGAACGGCCGTTTGAATTTGCTCCATCGCTCTTGACAATACAGGTTCCCTGTAATTAAAGAAATGCATTTTTCCTGGAGTAAAATCGTATTCCCATTTTTTTGATTTAGGAATATGTTCATCATCTCTACAATATCCAAAATCGATCCATGATGCCCAATCATTAGTAATGAGCCCCTTTTCAAAAGCGTCATAAACATAAAAAGCTTTGAGTGAGGTAACTCCAACATAATCTTTTGACCAATATTCAGGATTTCGAACTTGATAAGGATTGATTCTCCTTGTAAATTCTGGAGAACTTTGAATGTTGTGAATTTTTTCTCTTAGTTCCTGTTGTTCATTCTCGTAATCATATGAAACAACTTTTACGTTAGGAGAAACATTTGAAAGACGTTCAACCAAATCCGGTGAAGTGTAAACAATTATTTCAGTTTCAATTTCACACATTCTCGTGAAATGTTCGATGTATTTGTCAACGGATCGTTGGAGATAATGCGGAAGAGGCCCACCATTTTTGTGGACATTTGTTGACCAGTCACCGCGCCCAATATCATAGAAAGCGGTAACTAATGTGATTTTATTCATTTCAAAGCCTCATATTTATAAAATTATGATTTGTATAGGAAGTATTTAGGTGATGTGCCAGTATTTGTATCTTTTGTAATTTTTATTCCATATTTTTTAGAGAAATATTCCATCCATTGTGGAATTCTATCATATTGATGAACAATAACAAAAGGTTTTCCTTCTGAATTTACAACTTTACCATTCTCATTCATATAGGGGCGATCTTCTAATAAATATGGACCGAATTCTTCCATTTGATCGGGTTTATTTGTAACGTGGGCATTGAGTGCCCACGCATCTCTCAATTTCAAAATGGCACACTTTGTTTTCCAAGGTTCAAATGAAAGTATCATATTATATGCGGCTTGATCGGCTACCCAGTCTGGGCGATTTGAAGACATTTGAAAGAGTGTGAAACAAAGGTCTTTCACGAGTTCGGCTTTTCCTGCAATTAGCCCCACATTTAAAACTTCTCTCTCAGAAACATCATTATAAAAATACTGCCCAAAATTTTTAATAATGTTTTCACGATTCCATTTTTCGTCTTTTATTTTAATTGCTTCAGATGCCGCAATTAATCCAATATTATAAAATTTTGTTTTAATGAAATCAATTGGATTGCTTTGAAAAATAACATCTCTTACATCTGTTGTCACCACAAAACGGTATTTGTTTTTATTACTTTTTAGATAATCATAAATTGAAAGGAATCTCAACATGTGAACCATCATCTTTTGAGGATTACCGGCTCTTATGACTTTTACGCCTTCCGACTCTAGTTTTTGAACAATCGTGTCGGTAGCATCGATTGCTGATAATACAATGTCACCATCAAAACCTGTGTCTTTAATTGATTGCACCCACGGCTTCAACACATCATAATCTGTGTAATTTGTGAATGCTCCTATAATTAAATCTTTCTCCATGGGTATTCTCCATTCATAATATTTTTCATGTGTTCATTACCTTTTTCAAAAAAAGATCCTTGAACAGAGTCACCTCTACTGGCAACTCTGTAGTTTAATGTATATTGCCCATTAGTTGCTGCTTGTTCATGTGGCAATTGAGTGAATAAAATGTGTGACAATAGCCTATCAACCTCTGGCTGCTCTTGCGGGTGTCTGGCTCTCCTATACCATCCAGGAGAAAATTGAAGTGCTAATTTTTTGGGTAACATGTAACAACCAACATCTACAAAATGATCATTTAAAACTGATTTCCATATACCTAATGATTCACAATCATCATTACAAATGAAATTATTTTCTTGGTCGACAATTTTTCTCAAAGAATAAGCCCAGGTTTTTCCTTGAACAGATTCGACAAGAGTTTCAATATGATTTGGTTCATACCAGTTATCTTCATCCAAAAAACACAAGAAGTCACCTTCCGCAATATATGTCATAGCACCATAAATTCTGTGCCCGTTATATTGATCGAACCCTGTTGGTTGGGGTAAAACAATGGTATCAAATCGTTTACAATCAAGTGTTGATAATATCTGAGAGGTTTTTTCTTCTCTTGTTTTACCATCCACTACAATCAGATATTGTATTTTGTCGTATGTTTGGCTTTCTATGGACCGAACAGCTTTTGCTAAGTGTACATTACCGGTTGTTGGAGTAATTATTGTGATCAAAGGTTTCATAACAATTGTTTTCCTTAAATGAAACAGGATAAATCTAATTTATTTTTGATAATATTAACTGTTTTACCGTCTACAGGTGCTATATTAAAAGGAGATTTTTTTGCTGCCGGTATTGAAAATTGCATCTCGAAAGTGAATTGGTAGTTATCGCTTCCTTTGTATTGTACCCTTGCTCGATATATTGCTTTTGCTGAAGAACCAAATGTCGGAACATCTTTTAGATCAAGAGGATTTTTGGAACCCATTAAATAAAAACCATGCGTACCCACATTTACATAATATGTATCTTTTTTATTGTAATACTGTTCTATTTTATTAGCAGGTATTTCACCTCTTACATCAGGAAAGGTATCTCTGTCTCTTTCGTATTGTTGTTTCTTTGTTAGTTTTCCTGCCGTTGCGTTCCAAAGAGCATCTTTTTCTCTTTTAAAAGGAATTTCTTTCCATTCTTTTTTTAAAATCTTAAATAAATCTATTTCATCTGCCAAATCTTTAATAAATTTTTTTTCTGCATCATCGTCTGATATTTCACCAAAAGACCAGGGGCTATTTTTATTTTTTATGTTGTATTTTAATACTAATGATCCTGCGGATGCTGCTGTTATTTTTAACTCGCAACCAGACTTTTTACCTTTATGTTCTAACATTAAATCAGGTTGATTGTGTCCAGCACCGGCAGGCATGAAATTTTTTGGTACAAATCCCATTGGTTTTAAAACATTAGCAGCATTAATTTCATATTGAAATCCTTGTTGTGCAGCCATTTAAATTCCTTAAATCATATATGGTCTGCATATTTATACTTTGAATCCTCCAAATTTATTTTTTGGTTTTTCTTGTGGCACATATTGTTGCCCAGCATCCGCAATACCCATCTGCGCATCCTGTTCAACATCATATAGCTTCATCTTAGACCTATCAATACCAAGAACAAACCTTTTGTGTGTTGTCGGATCAGAATACCGATTCTTCAACTGTTTGACCATGATTTGATTAAGGGCCTCAAGTTCTTCTGATGAAATCAAAGCAAACATCAGGTCTGCTGTAGCCGGCAAACCAAAACTTTCACTGGTGTCTTCAAGCCCTGGATCTGAGTTTGTGTATCCGCTTCGTGTTGTTTGGGTAGCTGAAACAATTGGCACCCCAAACTCAACAGCCAATCCTCGTAACTCTTCTGCAATAGATTTGACGTAAGTATAAGAGTTAACATTCGCTCCCGCTTTAATTCGTGAAGAACAGCAGATGTTAAGATAATCAATAAAAATGATATCAGGAACAAAATTCCTTTTAAGGTTGAGTTCATTCAGAAGTGTTCTAAAGTGGATTGCTGAAGCTGATGCCGTTGGATATTCTTTGATAATCAATTTGCCTGTTGTCATTTCTTTGACACGTTTCACTTTCTTATCATATATATCTTTTGGTAATTCCATTAGATTGTCTATAGAGACGTTCAAAAGATTTGCATCTATACGTTCTGCTATTTTTTCCTCTGCCATTTCAAGGGTGATGTATAAAACATTTTTTCCTTGCGACATACAACCAGCGGCAACATGACACATGAAAAGAGACTTACCAACACCGGTCCCAGCAAGAGCAATGTTAAGTGTCTTGGCAGGGAGACCTCCTTTGGTGATCTTGTTGAAAAATTCAAGGTCGAACGGGATTCGTTCCTCTTTTCGGTGATAGAATTCATATCGTTCATCGGAGTTCTCCAAATAATCATGCCCAATTGAATTGTCAAAGCTTACAGCAAGAGCATCTGACAATAGTTTTGGTATTGAACCTTTGTCGTTGGTTTTATCTTTACCCTCTAAGATTGTGATTGAATTTCTAACTGCATTATAAATTGCTTTTTCCTGGCAAAACTTTTCGGTTTTGTCAATTAACCATTCTTGATTTGGCTTTTCCAACTCTCGATTATGTTTTTGTATTTCATTTAGATATTCTTCACAATTTTTAAATTCCTCATCAGTGATGTTCTTACTCTCTTTTGAGGCAAGTATTAAAGCTTCTACAGACGGAGTGGTATTGTATTGATTTGCATATTCATTTATTTGTTTAAAGATATACTTTTCAACTCTATCGGAAAAATATTCATCTTTAATAAACGGAAGAACTTTTCTAAGGAAATCTTCACTTTGTATCAGAGTCCTCAATATAGTCTGTTCCAGCCTCATCTAGAAGTCCTTTTTCAATGTTTTGTGACATGATTGCTACAAGAATGTCACCAATATAATTTTTGAAATTTTCACCCAAATAATCTTTCTCATAAGGTGACTCTATGATATTATAAATGAATCCTAGATAAATGTCATCATTAACACCCTCTTCAAACTTTACTTTACCATATTGATAAACAACGTCTGTAAAAGGACCTGTTAACAACCTTATACCAACTGTTGTATCTTCGTTTTCCGGAATTACATAGTTGTAATCAACACCTTCTTTAAATTGCATTTTCTTCCTCTTCAGTTTGGATTATTTCACCGGCTGCAACTTGATATTTGTTTTTAATAAAATTTTGAAATGATTCTTG